GTTATATCTAAAATGTCTATTGCATATACTGTAAATAATATTTGTTCACAGCATATAAGCCAATTGTCCTTATATGTAAGCCCTATCTTGTCATAAACTATATGCTTCTTCCCGCTCAAGAATTGATTCATTTCGGCAGTCTGTTGAACTGGGACAATTGGAATAATATTTTCATTTAGATTATCTGACCAGTAATCATCCTCATCAAATATATTGCGATTCTTTAACTCATTCCATAAAAACTTACGAAGCTCTAGCATAGCATCTAGTTTAAAATTTGCTGTCATAGGACACCTCCAAATGCTGCAGCCAATGCTGAGTCTGCCTGACTTCTTACTAAATTAGGACTAAACTTATATTGAACCTTTTTAATTCCAGAAGGAAGGCTTAATGCTTTTGCCATCCCCGCATTAAATATTCTTTGAAATCCAGAATTCTTTATAGATTGATTTACAAGTTGTCCCGTAAAAAATCTTGAGTGTGCTAAGAAATATTGATTCTTTACGCCAGGTCCGCCTGGACGCTTAACAACAACTGATGCCCCTTTAGGCATAAATACGGTTTCTCCATCAGATTCAAATACTAATCTTGTTGCATTCTTTGGCGATATCTTTAATGGCATACCAGCTTCCATTACTGAAGCCTTATTAATAAAGACGTGTCTACGCTTTGTGCCACCACTCAATGGAACTAATGAGCGGGATGGTTTAAATGAAGTTCCTATTCTAAATGATAATCCATCTTGAGACATTAAGCTAAGTTCAAATAGCCGAGCACCTTTATTTCCAACCTTTTTCCATTCGTATACGTGATGCAATGATCGTGGAGAAGTTCTTGCCTTAGCATCAATATATTCGCCAAAATCTTTTTGAATTTGATTAAATATTGTTTCAGAGAAAACAGACTGAAACTGTTTATTTTTAGTTAATTTAGCAATGACATTAGCATTATAATAAAGGTAAGCTGATATTTGAGCTACGGTGCTATCTTTTAACACACCATCCCTATTGCCAGCCATGAGTCTTTCAAGGCCGCTTGATGCTTGCATCAACATAGTACTAGAGTCCAATTTGCTGGTTCTCCGATCTCTTCATTGATGAGTTATATCCAAGCACATTTCCAAAAGGATCTGTGATTGGAGTTGTTCCTACAACCTCAAATACTGTTGGGGTTTCTGTTGGAAAATTTATTTCTGACCAAATGACATTATCGTTTGCGTCTCTAACATTTGTTACCTTTTCACGCATTGTAAGTCTTTCAGATGTTCTAACTTGAATAATCTGATCATTCATATATTTATTGCTAAAGACCTGTTTATCGCTAGATCTAGTTGTTGCCGAGTTGCTAATTACGCCTTTTGCGTGACAATCTACAGTTCTATGATAATTCCATTCACGTTTAATTGCTCCAGTATCAGCGTCTTGGATTTCTGACTGTCTATAAACATCTAGTTTCATAGACAACACTGAGTCTATGAGGTCATTCATTAAATTATCTCAACCTTGCTAACCATTACATAGTCAGCAAGCAGTCTGTCAGCGTATGCATTACCAGTACCAGCATATGCTTCTGAAGTATATTCGAAGTCCCAGTCAAATGTAGAAATGTTCTTGATATACTTATTTCTCCATACCTGGTCTTTAGCAAAGTAGTCTTTCATTAGTTCTATCCCAGCCAACTCTACTTCGTCTGGAACCTTTTCCCAACCAAATTTACCTTGAACCTTGTATGGAACATTTGTTTGGAATACTCCATTTACATCATAAATTGAGGGAGGAACCATACCGTTTGCAACATATACAGTGTTGTCAACTATGCTAGAACGATCAATTCTAATCCCATATCCGCTTTCTGCAATTATAACATCATAGCTTAAGTTATTTATATTATTTAAATTATCTAGCAGAAGGCTATCATTTGCGTATAGTTCATGTAAAGTATTTAATTTAGCTGGAAGCGGAAGCACATCTGAGCCATATCCATAAACTACATATAGGTCATCATACAAATAAAAATTTTGACCAGTATATTGTTCTATTTGTTTACGAGCATATCTTTCTGCACGTATTAGCTCTTTATATGATTTATAATTTGGATCTGATGAATCTACACTAAACCCAAGGTCTTGAACATGATTAAAATCTACATATGGAGTAACAACATATACCTCATCGGATCTAGTTACATTTGTAGAGCCAATCGTATAATACCACTCTAGTCTTAGAGTCCTATTTCTATTTGTATACTGATATGGAACATAGGTTATATAGGTTCCAGGATTATTTTCATCCGCCACCGAAGTCAAAAGCTGAAGTGGAGTATTTGGATTAATGGCTGGATCTATTGCAGGGTCAATTGTTATATCATATAACTTTACTGTAGGTGCAGTATCCAGAACAGTTATCTCACCATTCCAAAAAACCTGATGTGTTATTGGTGACTGACTATTTAATAATATCTCTGCCATTTAATAGGCTTAGATTAGTGGTAGAACTCCTGAACCTCTTTAGGGGTTGCTAATCTAAAACCTGCCTCCTTGTCAAAAATTGCTTGGGCCTGCTCTTTATTCATAGCAATATATGGATGCTCTTTCGTAAATGTAAACCCTTGAATGTCATAACGGAAATTATCTCTTTCCATTTTAACTAAAACTGTATCTTCTGGTTGTTCCTTCTTAGGATCAAACTTAGGAAGAACTTCTACTGACATGTCTTCTGCCTCTTCTAAATCGTTTACGGTCTTTTGATATACCGCCCAGGTAACTCCCTCTTCTGAGAGCGCTGCAATTATGTCTATTTTATTTTTTAAACCGTTGATTTCAACTCCGAAGTCTTCGGCTATCTTTTTTAGTTCAGATACTTTTAATGTCTCAAATGACATGTAAATCTCCTTATTCTCGTCAATCAATTATAGCATTAAGAAATTTAAATGAAAAGCCCCCCAAAAATTAATTTAGGGGGCTTTTTTGCAGATCTAAATCCTATAAATTAGGAAGCGACCTTAACGTTCTTAACAACTACCCATGCGTCTGCTTGCTCGATCTGAACGCCAACACGAGTATACATTGTGTACTCGATTGAGTCCTTACGTGGCCAGAAGAAACGGTAAACTGTGACGTCACGCTTGATACCAATAACTACGTTATTTGGGAATGTCAAGTGGATATCACCATGTGAACCTGTTGCGCCTGTGTAATCACCAGATTGTGTTTCTGGAAGAAGTGGAACTTCGACAATCGGAATACCGAATGCGAATGGAGCCACGTAACCAGCTGGGCCAGAAAGCGGCTGAACATCTCCACGGATAATGCTTGAAGCGATATCTTGTGG